TCGCGCGTCACCCGCGCGGCTGGGTTTCTGGAGGTACCTACAACACTCAAACCAAAAACATTAGCTCTGCGCCTTTGGATACATTATCTTTTGCCCACAATGGCCTTAGATTGCTCATGCACCAGCATTTGCGCCACTGCTCAAAATCACTAAGGTCAGATGCCGCTTTTGGGATAATGTGGTCAATGTGTATATCCCCTTGATTGAATGCATCCCACGTCATTCCATCAACAAACTGTCGTTCAATATGCTGTCTTAGCTGAGCCGCTGTGTATCCAAGATTACGAAACGACGCCCTTGAACCGGATTTCATTTTTATTGCCGCCCTTAAATCTGCGGATAGCTGGCGACATTGGTTTTTTATGCGACTGGCTGCAGCATAATCCATATCAAGTTTTTTTCTTACATGATGCCTTTGCAATTCAGTAAGACCTGGCTTTTGCCATAACCAGCAAACAGCCACTCCAAGTTCAATGCGTTTTTTTGTTTTTTGAACAATTGATCTAAGGCGCTGATTTTCTGCAAACTGCTGGTCGAGACTATAGCGCTTTGCAAATTTTTCTGCCGCACTTAAGCCCGGCCTTTCCCATAACCAGCAAACACCATCATGCCCGGTTACTCGTTTCTTTGGTAATTGCTTCGGCTTTTTTGTTTGCGCCTTAAATGCCTGATATTCGTCCCATGATGCAAAGCCTTTGGACAATGCTGATTTGTGACGCTTGGCTTCGCGTTCTTTGGCTAAGTCGCGTTTGTTTTGTTCGCCTTTAGCCTTGAGTCGCTCACGATAACGGCGAGTTCGCAGAGTTGAGGATTTAAGAATATCCATCGAAGTCCTTTCGATAGCCCGAGAAAATATCGGGAAGGCAGTGGACTTTGCTGCTTTTCGGATGGCCGTCCTATCCCGATGAATTGAATTATACACGATACCGCTTGAATACAGCCCCGTGGCTGGGCTTTCGCGGTCGGGTTGGTGTCTGGATATGTCCGCGCATTTCAGCGCGCTGTAGCGCCCTGTTTCCACCAGGTCGGATTGGGCGGGACAGTGCAACAGTGCATCCAGTGCATCAGGTCGCCTATATTACCCCCCACCCCCCCCTGATACCTCTACCTATACCCTTTCCCTATACCCCCCTTATTTATTACTACATACATACACTAGGTTTACCTTTAGGTATAAGTATATGATTCTAAAGGAAAAAATCAGTGCATCAACCTCAGTGCAACGTGCAACCTACATGCACTAAAAAGCCCGCTCGCGGCGGGCTTGGTCAAAAATACTGGGAAATTGGAGGCGGCACCATGGCCTGCGATTTGCCGTTGCTTCGCCTATGTTGCCCTCCATTCAATTCCTGCACTATCTGCCCGGCTTGGGTCACATCCGATCTGGTGGGGCGGTCAAAGCCCAGCTCATTCATGATGTCGGTTGCAGTCATCCAGCGCCACATTGATTCATGCGCCTCCCAATCCAGCCGTGTTTGTAAGCGCTCACGTATGGGGTCTAGCACCTCATGCGTCTTATTATGATCATTGAGCATGGCCATCTCGACTGGCGATAAAAACCATGTCTCGCCCTTGAGGTACAGGGCTTCATAGACTTCAGCCCAGATTTGCTGCATATCTAGCGCATGATCGTGGTCGATGGATTTACACGATATTGTCCAGTAGCGGCGGTTGCCGGTCGGGTCATGCAGGAACTGCCTTGGGTTCACGCTGGCAAAAAATACCGTGCGCCTGGCGTATTCGCTCTCCAGTTTTGCATACGGCCTGCGCAGGCTGTCGCGGTCGCGGGTCAGGAATGATTTGAGCTGGGCAATGTCGGATTTGCGGAACGTTGCATCCAGCTCGCCTAGCTCCACAATCCAGTTAGAAAGCACGGTTTTTACGCTGTCCTTGTCGTCTGGTCGCAGAGTCATTCCGTCGGCGATAACGCCCAGATCAGCCGGTGCGAGGGATTTGAACCACTTCGTCTTGCCCAAATATTGATCGCCCTGGAGTACCAGGACGCCATGCGCCGATACACCTGTAGGTCGGAATACAGCGGCGACTGCGCTGATCATCCAGCGCTGCATCATGGCAATCTTGAGCTCAAGGATGCGCTCGTCGCGAGTCTCACCATCGGCATGGATAGTGTTGTAAAAATCCCGAAGCCTGCTGGTGCCGTCCCATGGCTTGCCCTGAATCCAGACCGCAACCGGGTTGTATTGGTTTTGGTCGCCTAAATAGCCGAGAAAGCCCTGCAACGAACCGACTGGAATTTGAAAGCGGTTGCAGGCGCTCTCGAACCACGCGAGCGAAGCGTTGGCCTTGTTATCGATGCTGAATGAGGCGTTCGGTATGAGTAATTCGAGGTCTTTGCGGATCACGTTGTAACGCACCACCACGCCCAACCTGCGGCGCGCTTCCTCGATGTTCTCGATTGTCGCAATAGGCTTGCCTTTGCCGTTGATGTCAGGGAATGGGCTGAACCAGTCAATGGCGGCGGGTGTTTTCGCCAGGCGTTCGGCTGGTACGTTGTCGTTCGCTGGCTGGGGTGACAAAAACTGTCGCACCGCGTCGATGCCCTCCTGATTGTGGAGGTCGTTGAAGTCGGTCGGCTTGCCGTCGAGGTTTTTGAAGTCCGGTATCGCCAAGGCGGCGCCAATCTCACGCGCTGCGCGTGTGGCATAGTGAACGCCTGGGTTCTCGATGGTGTTCGGCTTGTCCGGTGTGGGTAAAGTCCAGCGGTCGTTGTCGGCGGCGATGACGATCTTGGCGGTCGGAAATTTAGCGCGGATGCGCTCAGCGACTGGTGGCAGGTTGCCTGAATCGAACGCCACGATGACAGGGCAGCCGGTCGCTTCGTGAATACTGGCGCAGGTGGCATAGCCCTCGCCGATGTAGATAGTAGGCTGCTGGTCGCCATCGGCTGGCTTGCCGATAGGGTAAAAACAGCCACGCTTTTTGCCACCGGGCAGAAAGTCCTTGTCGCGCCCCAAAGCAGGCTCACGTGCTGGCAGGATAGCTTGCAAACTGACGATTTTCCGCCCATCGCGCATAGGCACCAGCAATGCATTCTCAACGACTACCTCGCCCTTGGTAGTCATCTTGCGCCAGGTGGCGGTACGCAGTCCGTGCGACTGGATTCCCTTGCGGGTCAGGTACGGGTGAGTGATGCAGGGCTCGGCAGCTTCCCACATAATACCGGCCAGCTCGGCAGCGTCTTTGTGCAATTGGTCTTGCAATGCCCTGCGGTCTTCATCGTTCTTGCGCCTGCGCTGTTCGATGGCTTCGCGCTCGGCTGATGTGATGTCGGCAGGCGACTTCGCGCACCACGTTGATTGAATGCTGCGCTTCCAGCATCCGAATTCACCAGCGGGAATGCCATCGGTGTAGAGAATGTACCAGCCGGTGAGTGCGCTTCGGCGGTCTTCATCTACGCTGAATCGCTGTATTTTTTGCGTGTCGTGTTTGATCTCGCCGGAAAAATTAAGACCAGCGTCCGCCATGGCGGCGCGGAATTGCTCAATGATGTCGTGGATATGCATACGCCCCTCACGACAGGACGCGGTGAATTGTCTTGTCGGGGTGTTCCCCGCAAAGCTCCCAGGCTACTGACCACGCAATAGATTGCGCCTCGGTGTTGCTGTGGTTCCATACCACCGTCAGCGTACCGTTGCGGTCATCGGTTGAATGCACTAGCGCGCGAAGTTGCGCCTCATCGAGGTGCAGGATTGAACAAGCAATCCTAAAGGCTTTTTCCAGGCGCTCGATGCGCCACTGCTCCCTAGCTTTAACGTCCATTTGTTTCTCCTCCAGGCACAGCACAAAAAATCCCCGACCGCGCCTGGGTAGCCGGGGAAATGATTATGAATCAGGATTTGATGCGCAGCGCGTCCTTGAGCATCCCCAACTGCCTGGCTGGGATGTGCCGGTATGGGTCTTTGAGAAGCCAGCCGCGCACAGTTCCTTCGCGGATGTGCAGTATCTCAGCGATCCTGCGCATCCTGGCGATGTTGGTAGGCTCAGGCAGTCGGGCAAGGATTTGCCTGAGTTCGTCCTGTCGTTGTTTAGAATCATTCATCAAGTAATTATACGTTGTAATCATTGAGCTGTGGGGCTGTAATTATTTTGCGCTACTAAAATCACCACGGATACACTTGTTCCTTCGAATTCCTTATCGTAAGGACCGTGCCAAGTCAGATTCATGCCTGGCAGGTTGAGGCTTCGATTTTTGGCGCCCGATGGCAGGATCGCTACCAGTCGCCCACCAGGCTTGACCAAACCAGCGGCGCGTTCCAGGTGTGCCTGCCACCGGCCTTGATCGAATGGCGGGTTCATCACGATACGGTCGAAGCGCTCGGCAAACTGGTGCGTCATAAAATCAGCTTCGATGCAGGTCTTGCCCTTGGCTTGAAGCACCTTGCAGTGCAGCTTGCTCAGCTCTACGCATACGGTGTGACCGGGAAGAATGTCAGCCAGGCCACCCTGGCCAGCGCTGGGCTCAAGCACGGTCTGCCCCTCGCCGATCTCGGCCAGCTCTACGGCGATCTTGGCCAGGCTTGGCGGGGTAGGGTAGTACTGATGCGATTTGTGGTCGGGTACGCAACCGCTGTTGATAATCTCATCGAGCACATCGGTAGGGTTGTAGTCGAAGTTGTAGTGGTAATCATCCCGAACACCGCCGATGCTTTCAATGACTTGGCGCGCCTGTTGCTCGACGTGCTTATCAACATCCGCCTGCCAGAATAACCATCTGTTGTTGTATTTGTTGCACTTGAATTCATACAGCCGGTTGACGACTGCAAACGGTAGAGGGCGCATGATCGCGGCCACGGTCTTGGCCTTGCGCTCCGGGCGCTTCCTGAATTGGCTCGGGATAGCGAGCGGGTAAAGCTGGGCGAGTACACAATTCAGACGCCATGCCATATCCGGGTGTACTTCCAGATGGGCGGTGCCTTTCTTGTACAAGCGCATCCGTAGCGCGCCACCGTCCACGCTTACCCATTGACCCCAGTGACGTTTCAGTGTGTCTATTAAGCTTGATGTTGCTGTCCACTTCGGCTCATCGCGCCCCATGAATTTGGCGATCACCGCGCGCAGGTCGTTAATGTATCCAGCGCGGCCATGGTTAGTGCTGTAGTAGCTGTTAAGCACGAAGCCGATGATCATCCGCTTACCGAAGCCTTCTGGGGCGTTGGTAACGTGCTCACCGGACAAATTGCGGAATATTCCATCAACACGCTCTGCAAAAAACTGGCTGCGCTTGCTTAGCAAGTCGGCGAGTGTTGCCCGGACGGTCTCGGCGGTAAATTCCGGGGCTTTATGTTCGCCGATGATCTTGTGCCACTCGTCACGGCGCGCCTGGGGCATGTAGTCCAGAACGTCGGTGAGTTGCAGCGCCTTGCTCCAGTAACCGGAATTGAGCGCTGCGACGGATCGCTCGGCGTTAAATAGCTCACTGACCGACGGAATGCTGTAGTGTCGGTCACGTACCTTGGCGGCTTCCAGAAAGTAGTGCATGGTCTCAGCGACTTCGCCCGTTACTGTCTCAGATAACGACAGGATCCGGGCTTTGGTGGCGTCGTATTGACTAATCAGTAAGTCTAGTACGCTAGTGGATACTGGTGCAAAAAATGTGGATTCGTTGTCCACTAGATCGAATTGATTCATTTTTATCCTTGGTGGTGCCCCGGAACCGCCGGGGCGGCGGTACAGCTCTCCTTGGTTGTTGCAGCCTATTTTGTCCCTTCTCTAATTTGCTGGCAGGCTCCAGAATGGACTAACCGGCCTGGTCTTGAACAGCACGGCGGCACATCGGCTGATTGTGACGCTCCATAGTTACAACGTAAACAGTATAGCACATGCACAAAGCAGTGCAAATGCTACCAGTCTCCGCGTTGTACTCGCGCCACTAGGTCAATAATGTCTTGGGAATTGCGCACGATCTGGTAAATCCCACCACGTTGCGTGACGGCGTGTTGCCAGCTTTTCTGCGCTTCGCTTTGCTGGCCGCGAGTGGTTTTGAATTCGGGCTGTACTGCAACGCCGATGGTCTTGCCCACCATGTCCGGGGTGATAGTGACGGCCACGATAGCGCCAGCGTCTGCCATACCTGGCTGGCCTACGCGGACTACCCGGCTGGGGTTATCGTAGGCGCGAAACATCCCCGCTTGCTGTCTCCAGATAAGAACATCCGGGCGAGCGCCGACCGCCAATAGTGACGGATTTTGTACCTGGTTGGTTTCTTTATTCTGCGCCATGCCCGGCATTCTAACCGGGCGGATTATTCTGCGCTAGAAGAACTCTTTAGCAATGATCTCATCATCCTGGGTCGCGAAGTCGCTCAAGCTGCTCCCTGGTGAACTTCTGGCGGATGTAGCGCCGAAGATCATGCTCAGACATTACGTCATATTGCTGTGGTGTGGGGTATCCAATGACCAGCAATGCTTCGGCCATTTCCTGAGTCAATCCATCGGTTTCCATATTCCTCACCTGTAAAGCCTGGCGCTTGCAACCCTGCCCAAAAGTTTCAGACCTAGATCGCAAGCTATATCCTCTGCGTCAAAGCCGTCGCAGCAAATCAACAAATTGACCGCAGCGCCGTCCATTTGATATTCAAACGAGTATATATCGGATTGGGTAATTGACTGTCCTTGCCTGACGCACTTCACCGCGTTAGCGTAATCGAGGGCTTTTTCTAGTTCATACATTTGTTTCCCCTTGCGCGTATGGCAGCAGCGCAGTCTCTTGGACCGCTTGCTGAATCAGGTTTGTCATCCCATCGCCATGCGTGGTGCTTGTCATCACATACCTTCGCGCACGCCTCCCGCTCGGCAGCGGCAACAAGGGCGGCGAAGCGTTCAAGCTCCTCCTGCGTAAGCGTCCAGAATCCGTTCTGCCATGCGTCTACTTTGTCGGGGTCGCACGCCTCCCTTGCCATGCGGATGATCTCGTCTTTGGTCATTTCGGCTCCTTCACGTCGGGCAGCGGCGTCCAATATGCGCCCGGTGGGCAACGGTCGCCGTGATTCCAGAACAGCCAGCGATCTTCGTGCAGGAGCACTTTTTCCCATATCAAAACGCGGTCTCCCTGCTTGTGTTCGTTATGCGGCCGCAGAGTCGTCAGCCGCTCCAGTTCGTCCCACAGCCTCTCGACCTCGACATGCAACCGGCGCAGTTCGGCGGCGGATCGTTCAAAGCATTCAATTCTTGGCAGTTTGTACTGCAAAATGTTGGCCAGCTTAATGGCTTCAGGTTTTTTGCTCATAACACACTCGCCACAAAGAACAACGTAACAAACATCGCAGATGTATAACCTACAGCAATGCTGGCCATGACTACCTGAGTAGCGGCCTCGATAAATTCTTGGCTCATACTTTTCCCCTCGCTAGTTTCTCGTCTTCCTTTTGTATCAGTTCCCAGCGCAGGAATGTCAGTTGTGCTGAGATAATCTGCTTCTGGCGCACCAGGTCAGCAATAGTGCAGCTCAGTGCTTCGATGTCGGCGTCCAAGTCATCCGGCGCAAAGAATTCTTTGACGTTCGCAATGAAACGCCAGATTTTCGTCGATGGAAAATACACTTCTCTAAAGTCGCTTAAATCCGTCAAGTCTTTCAAAAAGGCTTTCATGACAAAGTCTCCAAAAATAACAGGCAGGCAATAAAAAAGAACGCAATCAGTAATGTTAGCGCGACAAGTTTGTCGCCGAGTTCAGGTTTCATTATTTCTCCTTGATCGATGCCGCCCTATTGCCGCATCCATGAATAGAATAATACTCATATTTATTTACTTTGTAAATAGTAAAAAACAGGGGTAGACCCTAGGAATTCTTAAAAACAACAGAAACGACTCGCGCAAGCTCCAAATAAGCGGCTTGGCCGCGCCTTTTCTGCGCTTCCACCATGTAGGTTCTTCTTTGCTCCAGTGTAGGCATGGCGGCGACTTGCCTGGCTTCACACTCAAGCCGCCAGTCTGGGCAGTAGCTGCACACTTTCCTGCCGTCGATCAGCGTCACCATGGGGTCGGTCTCGCACCGTTGACAGCCGAGGCAGGTCATAAGCACCCCCATTGGCTCGCCATAGCCCAGACGTCACGCACATCGCCCTGATAGTGCAGGCCTGGTGCGTCTGTGGGCAGCAGGTCGCACGACATGGCATCATGCCCAGCCGCCAGAAACGCATCCCTGACGCGCCCGGAGTATTCACAAGCCACCAAGACCTTCATGCTCGCGCCCCATACTTCGCCTGACGCGCACGCAACACGTGGCGCGCCCAGGCTTCGGGCTGTTTCATCCCGCGCGAGCGGCCTACAGCGATCAGGTCATCGAGTGTTTTCGCGCCGCTCTGCTCGGCGCGTTTCTGGCGGCGCAGTGCTTCTAGCTGATCGCCAGTGATCTCGATCAGGTTGCCTTCGGTGCTCTCCTCAACCACACGTTCCTTGACTGGATACACGTGATCGCAAGTCGGGCACCGTGGCGCCGGTAGGTGTACCGTGAAGCACTTCGGGCAGGTATGCACCCGATCTACGCCAGGCTCGTTGTCGTTGGCTGCGCGGCGGCGGCGCTGCACACCATCGAGTGACCAGTCTCGGTCTTCATCTGGCAGGCCATGGCGCGCCACCGCGCCCACGTGATCGAGAATGATCGCGCACTCTTTTCCGGGGAATGTGCGCAGCGCTCTACCGACTTGCTGGAGATACAGACTCAGGCTCTCGGTAGGGCGCAGCAGGATAGCGACTTCAATCGCTGGCAGATCGAATCCTTCGCTCACGATGTCGCATGACGACAACACCAGCGTTTCGCCGGATTCGAACCGGGCAATGGTTTTCTCGCGTTCGGCTGCATCCATTTTCCCGTCGAGAAATTCAGACGCTACTCCAGCCTGGCGAAACTCGGCTGCAACGTGCTCGGCGTGGCTGACCGATACGCAGAAAGCGACTGCTCGCTTGCCGGTCGCCAGGCGTTTGTAATGCGCCACAGCGTCACCCGTGATGGTCGGCTTATCGACGGCGACGGCCAGTTGATCCTTGGCGTAATCACCTGCCCTGGTGCGCACACCAGACAGGTCAAGCGCATTTGGCGGCGCAAATATCCGGTACGGCGACAGGAAGCCGCTATCGATTAGCTCGCGCATCGATGGACCCGTCACGATCTCATCGGCGAAGCCTCCGGCTCCCAGCCCCAAGCCTTTGCCGTCCAGGCGGCATGGGGTGGCTGTGACCGGTAGCAGCTTGGCCGCCGGGTAGGCGCTCACCACGCGACCCCACGTGCTGTCCATCGTCAGGTGGTGGGCTTCATCGACTACGATCAGGTCAGGCGGCGGCAGGTCGTCTAGGCGTTTGACTAAGGTCTGGACGCTGGCGACATAAACCCTCGCATTCCGGTGCGTGTAGGTTTTCCCGTGCGCCTTGAACTGGGCAACCTGCGCCTGCCTGACTACTGAACCGGGTGCGACGATCTGGTGCTGAGTACCGAATCTGGCCAGCGTAGCGGCGATCTGCTTCACCAGCTCGGCGCGATGCGCCACCAGGTAAACGCACCTGCCCTTGGCAGCAGCGCCATGGGTGACGTAGCCGAATATCGTTGTTTTTCCGCCACCAGTTGGCAACACCAGCAATGGCGTTCTGCGCCCGGAAGCATAGGCAGCCCGAAGCTCATCGACGGCGGTCGATTGATATGGTCGTAGTTCGATCATTTATTCAGAGGCTTCATAGATCACGTCAAAGCCCAGCTCGACGGCGATCTTCCACTCCAGCATCGCACCGCGAGACTTTGACCAGCCGGGCAGCATCAGTATTGCGTCACACGTCAACAGCATCGCGATGTCACGGCGCATGTGATGCTCCCAAGGGGCATCTGCGCGAAGCCCGTTTTCGGTCGGGTCGGTGACGTTATAGCCCTGCGCCCGAAGTCGGGCGGCGGTGTCGTTGAATAGCGGCCAGTTATACGCTGGCAGACCGGACATAGGTCCAGCGATATAGACTCGTCTCATTATTTTCCTTCCAGTGCTTTGATAATGAATTGCCGAATGACTTGGCTGCGATCCACGCGCAGGCTCAACCGCTTCGACTGCTCAGCGGCAATGGCGTCAATCTTTTTGACAAGATCGGCAGGCATTCGCAGGGTGATGCTTCGGGTTGCCATGTAATCCCTTTCCACTTGATAATATAAGACAACGTGCAACAATGTACCACAACGGAAGCATTTGTGCTATATTGTCAAAGCGCTGTACACCAGCGCGTCAACAAACCAAGGAGCTATATGATCAAGAACCTACCCAATGCCGAATACCACGACACCCCAGCAATTGGCAGTAGTGGCCTCAAGTTGTTGCAGCGGTCGCCGCTTCATTATTGGAGTGCTTACCGAGACCCGAACCGCATTCGGAAAGAACCCACGCCGTTGATGCGTATTGGCACGGCCTGGCATGCCGCTATCTTTGAGCCAGAAAAGTTTAAGGTTGACTACATCGAGCTGCCGGAGGGTCTCGACCGGCGCACCAAGGAAGGCAAATCGCTTTATGCCGAGATCGAGGCGTCAGGTCGTGAGCCTCTTGCTTCCAGCACTATGAGTCAGATCAAGTCAATGGCCGCAGCCGCTGCCGCACACCCGGTCAGTCGGGTTCTGTTCGAACAGTGTAAGGGCTATTCCGAGTCTTCAATGTTCTGGGTTGATGCTGAAACCGGCACCGCCTGCAAGATTCGGCCTGATTTTCACGTGCCCCCGTGCGCCAAGTTTCCTCACGGCTTGATCGTTGACGGCAAGTCAATTGACGACGCCAGCGCGGATTCATTCGGGCGCAACGCTTGGAATAGTGAGCATCATCTGCAAGGCGCTTTGTATGTTGACGGCTTTCAACGCTGCTACGGCACAGAACAGCCGCCAGCATTCATCTGGCTGGTGCAAGAGCGCGATGCTCCATACGCCACCGCGTACTACAGCGCAGCCAGCGACCTGATCGAATACGGTAGAAAGCAATACAAGCGACTTCTGGCTGTGGTTGCCGAATGCGAGCGCACTAGCGTATGGCCTGGTTATCCGACCAGCATCACTTCGCTGGAGTTGCCTGCCTGGGCATCAAAAGTTGTGCAGGAGGCAGCATGAACCAAGAAACTGGATCGGAATTGATCGTCATCCAACAAGCTGACGCTCTGGCTGTCTATTCAACACCGAACGCTATAGACCCGTATCTTTCGCGCATAGCCGCCGAGGTTGCCGATTTTTCTGGAGACGCATCAACCGCAAAAGGTCGCGCCGAGATTCGGTCATTGGCCTACCGCGTCACCAGGTCAAAGACATATTTGGATGATCTTGGCAAACAGTTGGCAGCAGAGCTCAAAGAAATACCAAAGCGAATTGATGCCAGCAGGAAACAGGCGCGCGATTTTCTCGAGGAATTAGCCGAAAAGGTTCGTGCGCCTCTAACCGAATGGGAAGCGGAACAAGAACGCATCGAGGCCGAAAAGAAAGCTGCCGAGGAAGCAGTTAAACTTGCCGAGCAAATTGAACGTGATTACGAAACAGCACTCTTAGAAAATGAATTATTTGATAGACGTCGTGCCGAGGAACTGGCTCGCCAGGCTGAATTGGCAAAGGAACGTGAACGTATTGCACGTGAAGAAGGCGAACTTAAAGCCCGCGAGGAAGCCGAGCGCAAAATCGTAGAGGCGCGAATGGCCGAAGAACTGGCTGCGCGCGCAAAAGAAGACGCTGAGCGTCGTGCTAGAGAAGCAGAACAAATGGCAGAGCGCGAACGCCAGGCATCAGAAGAGCGCGCTCGCATCGCGGCAGAGCAGTCAGCGGCTCGCGAACGCCAGCGAATAGCTGACGAGCAGCGTCAGGTGGCAGAGGAACAGGCTCGCAGAGAAGCGAATATCAATCATCGCAAGTCGATTAATCGCCAGGCGCTGACCGACTTGATGCAGCACGCTGAGCTAACCGAAGATCAGGGCAAAGCCCTAATTCTGGCGATTATTGCCGGGAAAATTTCATCAACCCACATTTCATACTGACAAGGAACACAGCATGATCATCATCCCAATACTTACGCCAATTCTAGCGGCCTCAACCGCAATTGCCTGCATTAACCCTGCCATTGGAACGATGCCCGTATTGTTGATTAAGTCAATAGTTGTGGCAGCGTTGTTTGGCCTGATCGCTGGAGCGTGGATCAACCGTCGCGACGGAATTGGACTTGCGGTCGCTGGTGCAGTTTTTGGCCTGCTTGCAGGGGTGATGACGGTAGTCATTGCCGCAATACTTGGCGCTGGCATCATATTTCTTTTTACAGCTTAGGAGTTTTTAACATGACCTTTGAAATCCGCACCGCAGAGCGCCAAGGCGCTCGATTACTAATTCAACTCTCTGGCGTTTCCGGTTCTGGCAAGACTTACACCGCCCTGCAGCTCGCGTATGGCCTGGCCGGTGGTGACGCCAGCAAGGTGATAGGTATCGACACCGAGAACCGTCGCATGTCACTCAATGCCGACATTCTGCCTGATGGCGCGAAGTTTCGCACGATTGATTTCTACGCGCCTTTCAGCCCTGAGCGCTACATCGCGGCGATTGATGCGGCTTGCAAGGCTGGCGCCGAAGTCATCGTGATTGATAGCGTCACCCATGAGTGGGAAAGCGAGGGGGGATGTGAGTGGATTGCGAACCAGGCACGCTTCCCAGACTGGAAACGCGCCAAGGCTGAACACAAGCGTTTCATGACGTTCATGCTGCAGTCGCCTGCGCACGTGATCGCCTGCACACGCGCCCGCGAGAAGGTGGATTTTTCCGACCCGAAGAATCCGCGCCCCCTGGGTATCCAGCCAATTCAGGAGAAGAACTTCTCATTCGAGGCCACCGTCAGCCTCATGATGCACGATCAAGGGCGCAAGCAGGACGTGCTGAAATGCCCAGCCGAATTGCATGACGTGCTCGGTCGTGGTGCTGGCTACGTCACATCAGATGATGGCGTATCGCTTCGGCGCTGGGTAGATGGCGGGAAAGCGATCAACCCGAATGTAGAACACTCCAGAGGGATGCTTCTTAATGCCGCAGAGGGTGGCGTCGATGCCCTACGCACAGCCTGGGAAGCTACACCTAAGACGATTCAGAAAGCCCTAGGCAAAGCGTTTATCGAATCCGCCAAGGCCAGTGCGGCCAGCTTCGACAAGCTCAAGCAGGGCGCGCAGCAGCAAGCGCAAGACCCGGCACTGTCGGCACTCAATGCAGCAGCGGCAGCCACGCCGCCAGCGCAAGACAACACTGACGACGTTTTTTAACAACATTTTGAAGGGTAATCATGGCTTCCAAGAAACTTTACGATCTCGCCGTCAAAACCGGCGAATATAAAGACCGCGCATCAGGTCAGACCAAAGGCCGCTGGCAGAATGTTGGCGCAGTGATGCAGTCTGATGACGGCAACAAATTCATCATGCTGGCAAAGTGGTTTAATCCGGCTGGCGTTCCAGACCTGAGCGGGAAGGGTGGGGAATCTATCCTGGTGTCGATGTTCAAGCCGCAAGACCAGCAGCAAGCGGCTGCTCCAGCCGCCCCGGTGGCGAAACCACAAGCCGGTGACGACGACATACCGTTTTAATCTGATGAAAATCTTACTGGCAGTTTTCAGGCAGTTAAAACCTTTACAGCTTGAAAACTGTTTGTGAAAGCACCAACCTGACCGGGCAGTTTAACAACAGGGAGGCATAAGTGACTGCACCGGAGCTGTTAGACCTACAGCGAAGGCTCGGATTGTCGGATAACAAGATGGCCGACGCTTTGGGTATCACAAGGCAAACCTGGAGAAATTGGCGGATTGGAAAACCGTGCCCAGAGTTCGCCCAGCGGGCGCTTCGATGGATGATCGAGCTACGCCGGTTGGAGCCAGCCAACGATAACCTTCCAGAAAATATCCGGGTCAGATTCTGACGCTTCTCTCAGGCCGGTGTTGATAGCACCGGCCTTCTCATTTGTCCAATTATCGGTACAACTCGCGCCAGACTAAGGCGCGGAAAGTGCACAATAATCCGCTCTCGGTCGCCCCTATCCATCATGGGCGCTATGGCGAACCGCCACTGTCGATTAACTTGCTGGTGCTGCAAACGAATTTACCTCTCGATCTGCCTGCCCTGTGAGCCCATAAACAGCGCTTGTTGTACCGTTTTTCCGGCGCTGGTACAACAAGAGTTGTACCGGATTGGGGAGTTGTACCATGGCAAGCATCCAGCCCAGGCAGGGCAAAGACGGCACGGTCAGGTATCTGGCGCAGGTGGTCGTCAAGCGCGGTGGCATCATCGTCAGGCGCGAGAACAAGACATTCCCAGACGAGCGCCAAGCGCGGGCATGGGCTGCCAACCGCGAGGTGAACCGCGAAGCGGCAAGCGACGACCCGACACTGAGCGCCGTGATCGACACGTACCTGGGCGAATCACGCAAGGCCGTAGGGCGCACCAAGGCGCAGGTACTGGAAGCCATAAAGCGGCACCCCATCGGGTCGAAGCGATGCAGCCGAATCACCAGCGCGTCCGTGGTGTCATTCGCTCAAGGCCTGCAAAGTGGGCGCACCCCGCAAACCGTGATGAATTATCTCAGCCACTTGGGCAGTGTGTTCGCTATCGCCCGGCCAGCATGGGGCTACCCGCTAGACCCGGAAGCCGTCCAAGACGCGATGAAAGTTTGCAAGCGCTTGGGCTACATCAGCAAGAGCCAGAGCCGTGACCGGCGCCCTACCGTCGATGAGCTGCACAAGATCGTGACGCATTTTGAGGAAGTGCGCAGGCGCAGGACTGGCAACAATCCGATGGATGACATCGTGCGATTCGCCGTTTTTAGCACCAGGCGGCAGGAAGAAATCACACTGCTACGATGGGACGATCTCGATGTGGAACACAGCCGGATTCTGGTGCGAGACATGAAGCACCCTGGCCAGAAAATCGGCAATGATCAATGGTGTGATCTCACGCCAGAGGCATTAACCGTGGCGCTTGCCCAGCCACGCCGTGGTGATCTTATCTTCCCGCACAACACAGACGCGATCAGCGCTGCGTTCACTCGCGCCTGCAAGCTGCTCGGCATCGAGGATTTGAGATTCCACGATCTGCGTCATGACGGCATATCGCGCTTGTTCGAAATGGGCTGGAACATTCCCCAAGTTGCCGTTGTCAGCGGACACCGTAGCTGGCAGTCGCTCAAGCGCTACACGCACATACGGCAACGTGGCGACAAATACGCGGGCTGGAAAAAAAGACCCCAGCGGGTTAGGCCGGGGTTAAGGGGTGATTGCTAACTGCAACCGCCAAGGAGACGATCAATCGAGATTCTACACTATTTTGGCCAGGCTTCGGTCATGGTTCGCAAGTCGTTGACGTGCCGGTCACAACGTTCCGCCAGCATTTGATAGCGGGCTGAGCACTGCGCGAGTACGGCTGCAATGGCAGAGGCTCGCTCAGCTCGGGCATCGCTGGAAGCTGTGGCGAGTTGCTGACGTAGGGTATTGAGGTCGTTGCGCAGGCTGTCAGACTCAGACTGAGCGCCAGCAGCAGCGGCGCGCAGATCGTTCTCGCGTTTCTTGGCTTCATTTTGGGCTTTCGTGACGAAGGATTGAAGGGCGGCTGTCTTGTTGGCCGCTTCGGTATTGGCGACGGCAATGGCTGTGCGCATATCGGCAATCTGGCGTTCGGCGGTGAGCAGGTCAGACCGCGCCGATGCAAGTTTGACTGTCTGCCAGGCCGCGCCAGCGAGTGCGGCCACCAGCGCGGCCAGCAGCGCCCAGCGCGGTATCAGATTTATGAAGCCGACAATCATGCGCACGCGCCAATCGCTTGCGCGGTGACGAATTTGCGCTCATCGAGGCCATTGGTGCCGCCATTGACGACCCGGGTAATTTTCTCAACATCCCCGATGTAATGGGCAGGCACGTTGATTGACCACCAAGCCAGACTGGCGCGCAGGGCAATGTCTGGTTTCAGCAACTGGTCTGGATCGGCCACCAGATCAAGGCCGATGGCCTTACCCACTGCATCGTAATTCGCCCGGCCAGTCACTTGAATCAGGCCGCGCCCACGATAGCGCCAGCCGTCACCGGGTTCGGTGTTTCCCATTCGTTTGGCGTAGACCAGGTTGGCCAGCTTTTCTGCGTTGCCAACATAAGGCAAAGCCGACGCAACCGTAGGGAACCTGCTCGGCCATACGGCGCGCAGCCGCTGCGGATCTCGATAATTAAGAGATTCCACCAGCCGTGTGAGATTGGCACTCTCGTGCAGCACCTGGCCGAGAAAGTAAGGTATTGCCCTAGGATGCAGGGCTAGATGCGCCATAAATACAGGCGCCCATTGCTGGGCTACGTCTGACTTGACGCCACATTTGGTGAGTATCGTGAGCCATTTCATTCCTGTATTCTATGCTCAAAATTTAATTTAGGGTAGAGTAAACGAATGAACATTCAAAGCAACATCAAGCAAGCCGTGGCAAAGCTGCAAAGCATTACCGATGCAAAGCAATTACCGTTTGCCATTGCTCGGGCGCTGACCGTCACCGCGCGCGATGTCCAGGACGAGGTGCGCAACAATCTCACGCAGCGATTCACGCTTAGAAATAACTGGGTGCGCCAAGGGATTCAGATACAGCGCGCCACCAAGCAGAATCTGGAGTCGATTGTTTTCAGCCGCGATGCTTTCATGGGGCTGCACGAGCTTGGTGGCGCGAAAAGCCCGCTCGGCAATTACCTCGCCGTGCCCACCAGTCTGGTCAGGCGAACCCCCAAGGACATGATTCGAAAAGCCGACCGTCCGAAGTCGCTCGGCGACAAGGTTGAGATCATCGAATTCAGGGGCAGGAAATGGCTTGCACTCAAGCGAAGCAGAAAAGGCAGGAACAAGACCGAATTGCGCCTGATGTACCTGCTAGTACCGCGCGCAGATATTGAGCCCAGATTGAAGCTGAGAGACGACGGCCTGCGCGTCAGTCAGGCAGTGTTTGAGCGCAGGCTGCAAGAATCGCTAGAGCTTGCGCTCAGGACTGCTCGGTAGTCCTGCAAAAATCATTCGGGACACCGTTCCGCCATTGAACCGAAAATATCGACTGGCTGATGACGACTGTGGCCAGCAAAGCTGTGGTGTACCAGTTCGGCGTCCAGTACCAGACAATCGGTGCAGCCATACCTAGGCAGGCAACTGCGCCCAGAGCGCAGATAGCCAGGCGCACGGATAGCTTCGTGGTTTCTTCGTTCGTGTGAACCGCTCGACAAAACACCGTATAAAACAAAGCCGCGCATAACATCTCATGAATTACGAGCGAAATAATCATGTGCCCCCACCGATTCGTCTGATTGTGATCTTGATAGCATCCAAGATTGCACTCATTACCGATCGCCAGCCGTTGCCTAGCGCACCAACAACAAACGCGAGTGGCGCAAGCAATTCAACCGCCGGGATATTATAAAACCGCTCGATCAGCGCAGCCGCTGAGCCGACTAGGACAACAGCCATCAGCACACAGCGCAGCAACAGCCACGCGCCAGCAGCCCTACTTTCAGTCTTGATTGTAGCCGACAACGGCCACAAAGAACCGGCCAGCGCGGAAAATACGATCAGCGCGTACGGTCCCGCGAGAGGTCCCAATAGTGCAACGGCCAGCGCCGATATGCTGATGCTGGTCGTGGATGTAGGTTCGGCCATATTCATCGCTTCCAAAGTGTCCAGCGCAGCTCGATGCCAGCAGCATCGTAAGCGTTGCGATCTCTGCCTAGCACGCAACTGTGGTGCGTGTATTTGAAATTGACCTGGACATTCTGATACTGCCAGGCATTGACCCAGAAGCCCATGTTGCTGGTGCCTCTGTCGTCAATCGTATTGGCCGAGCACTGCGGGGATTGTTTGAATGTCTGGTCAAGGCCTACAAACACGCCAGCGTCTTTGAACCAGCGGCCTTGCGCGTGTGCCTGATTGAAAATGCTGAGAACCAGCGCAATGAGCAGAATGACTATCGGGGCAAGTATGATGCCTTTGAGAATACCTCTGCCCTCACTGGTTGAAAAGTATTCGCGCCACTTCGAAGGTGGCAGGCGGTAGGCAATATAGCCAAGAACCACGGCGAGCAATAAACCAACGAAAACGGCGCTTTCTTTCATAAATACCCTCGAATGAGTTCCTTTCTTCCGCCAATCGTTAACTCCAGATCGGCAGGGCTAGGCACCTGATGAAAATGCACCCCCCAGCCGTGTGCATTTAGGTCATTAGCAACCATCTCAGAACAGATGACGCCACCAGCATTGATGGTGCTCTTGCCCATAATATGAAACAATGGGCGCATTCCAAACAGCATGTAGTCCAGCACACCATACCTGGAATCGTCCGTGTCTAGCTTCCAATCCAGATATTCGGCAGTGATTGGCACTGGCGTATCTATCAGCACAGTCTGCTTGTGTGCATAGGTTGACCACAATCTACGGCGACGTATCAAATTCATGTCCCAGAAATGAACCTCATTCGTAAAACCAACGTGATAGCACGTTGACCCAGTGAATATCTTGGTCAGGGTGCTACTGGGTTGCTTGCCGTAGATGAAAGCCAATTTCATAGGGTTGCTGCAAGTATGAACAAGTCGTCAAGTTCTTGAGAGGTCAGCCCGAGTGACGCGGCCAAGGCCTGTACAAGCGGTCTATTTCGCTCAACAGTGCTGGAAAATTCCCATTCAATTCGCACAGCTTCGCCCTGCGCGCCCGGCATTGAAGCGACTGCATCATTGACCTGAGTAAGCAATTCTTGTTGCAATAACGCCAGCCGCGCTTGGCGCATCGTCACAGATACAGGAACAACTGGCGCCACAGGATCAGCCTGTTCTGGCGTATTGCCTTCGGCCAGCCAAGCGAGATACCGCTGGTAGTCGGTGTTGCGCTCGTCTTTCGGAATGGAAACCCCGTCAGAGCGCAGGACGTTTGTACCTTGAGTGAGTTTGTACATAATCACAACTCCGCAGAAGCGTCGATGAACCAAGCCGATGCCGGGGTTACCAAATTCGCTGCGCCGCCCGCAACACCACCATGCGCCGTTGCGGTATTTAGTTCATTGGAGATTGTGTCTTCTGTGTTTCCGCCCCACCCAGAAGTTGAAGTCGAAACCGATACACTGGATGCAGCCCCGCGAATAAAGAAGTTGGTGATTGTTGACGAACTGCATGAAGGCAACGCACGCATTGTCACCGGGGTCTTTATCAACGGTTGGCATCGGGTTGTTGACTCGCAATTTCCGATTGCGATGAAGCGAGAAGTTGACCCGGATAACCTCCAGTAATACCGCTGACACAGCGCCAGTTCAGCGCCGATAAGCCGATGCTCAAACGGGGTGGCGGTGCTGCCGAGTTCCAACTGCACGCCAGTGATGGCGAAGATGTTGGTGTTGCTGTCGAGGCAGTTGACCTGATTGGCGGTAGCGTAGAAAGCGCCGGTCTGCCATGCTCCTGCGGTGGTCTGGTAGGTCGTGCCAGCGGCCAGCGCCCACGCCACAATTAGCCCGCGCCCCGTCGTCCAATTCCAAGTACCAGCGGTAATCAGACCGCCAGAAACCGTGATGGTCTTGAACTCCCAAGTGTTCGCCGCGTTGATGGTGTATTCGGCAACGTAAGTGCGATTCGGGCCGTCGTTGAGAAGTGAAATGCAGTGCGTTCCCGTCTTGCTTGACCGCACCCAGAACGAAAGAGTGAATGTTCGGCCAATCAGGTCGCGGACGTTGAACCCCTCAATAGATTGCAACATACCCGCAAAATCGCCAGCCGCGATGCTGGTATCGGCAGTGGTAATCGCCACGCGCAGGCTGTTCTGAAACTCGTTGCTGCTTGGCACATCGGATTGCTGAGAGATTGTCGCGGCAGCCGAAGAAAGGTTTCCCCAATAAAAGCGGTCCAACGTATATGCACCATTCGCCGGAGACACAAAACTCGTCCCCCGCTGCGCGAAGTCCATCTTGCCGTTGATGATCTTATTTTTTAGCCCAGAAGAAGACCTTGGCGGTAATTCTTCAATCCAAGCCTGCGATGCCGATAGCAGCGTCACCCGGCTTCGATGGTTGCCCGGAATATCCCCCACGCCGATGTTGACGTAAGTACCATCAGCCGCTTGGCGCACCAGCGTAGGCGGCGAAGCCACGCCACTAATCTGGAGTGTCGGGTTCGCACCACTGGCGGTATGGAATGTCACCCAGAACGTCTGACCCGCTGCGTAAGACGCAATCGCTGTTGCCGGGGCGAGCGTGTACGCCGTGCTGGTGCCTGCGGTCGTGGCGCTGTTGGCAGTCTGAGCGAGTACGTTCGCAGGGGTTGCCCACACGGAAGGTATCTGTGCATCAGGCGTGCCGCCAATGACACCGCGAAGCTGCTGCAGATCGTTCGCGATCTTGCTGATGTCAGCCGCTGGCGTTGTTGTTGCCGGGTTGATTGTCGAGGATTGCCAGGCCATTCTTAGAACCTTTCTCCGTAACCGAACACGTCCACATCGACGGTTCCGGCTTTGGCGCTGCCAGCGCCGTCAAATACATTAATTGTTACTTGTGAATTGCTTTTTCCAGTGACTGTAAATCTGTCGCCGCTAGTTGCTGATTGTAATGTGACCTGAACAGTCTCAACACCGACAAAAGTCGGTGAAAATGTCAATGTCGCACCAGCAATGGGAATTGAGACATTACCGAAATGCAGTACACGGTCTGGCACATCAATGCGCACGATCAGGCTGGTCAGGTACGGGATGATCACAAGGTCATCAGTGGATAGCGTGGCGCGAATGCGGACGTACCGGAACGTGTAAGCTCCCGGCGTGAACTGCTGCCACGCGCTCCAAGTGACGTTATCGTTGCTGGTGCTGATCTCGAATGATGCCGAAATGCCGCTGATTCTGCCCTGCCAAGACCATTCCGGTGCTGAGTAGTAGCTCCACGGTTCGGTGTAATCATTCCACACACCCACCTGCTGAATAGTCTGGACTATGTTTTCCAGATACACGGTCGAGGTGGCAACGAAGCCAATATCAATCGGCTGTGTCGTATAGGTGCCTGAGCTGACTGGATCGAGGAACATCCATGCATTCGTGTAACTGTTCCACGGCTGTGTGTAGGCACTCCAAGGCTGTGTGCCGTTGATGACGACACCGCTGGAATTTGCATAGGCGTTATTGGTCGTGCCGTTCCAGCCGTTTGTCGTCTCATCCGAAGCAAGAACGACGTTGATGCCGCTAATGTCTGGCACACTGACAAGCGTCTCTACCGCGCTAAAGTTGCCGGATGTGTCCACGGCCTTGACCATGAAAGAACCGCCGCGCGGTGCAGACCATGAAAAGGCATTGCTCGATGTCGAGCCGATGGGGATGCCGGTATTCCAACTCAGACCTTGGCGCAGCTCGTAGTGGTCGAAATCCACATCCCCAACAGGCCGCCAGGTAAAATTAAGAATAGTGCCGTTCCTGGCCACCACGAAATTCTGGACATTCTCAGGGGGTGATGTCTTGCCCACTACTTGATAGTTGGCGGTAGCAGCATTGGTGCTTCGCTTGCCAAGCACATTGATTGCCGTCACACGAACCGTGTACAGCCCCTCGGTAACATCCACATCGACGCTGGGGGAGGCGGTGACAATCTCAGGTTCGGAATTGCCGTCCTGGCGCTGCAAAACCACTGCATACGATGTGGCCGTGACTACCGGACTCCAGGATACGGACATGCGCACCCGTACCCCGGAACTCGAGCGGTACAGGTTATCGGCGACGGTCAGGTTTTCCGGGCTTGCCGGGGTTTCAGTCAGAATGCTGATGCTTCGCTGTTCCAGCGCAAAGCCGTTCTCAATGGCTCCGTACTTGCTGGGCTCATGCGCCAGCGCAGTGACTTCGAACTCGTTGCGCTCGTTCTCGACAACGGCGATCACCCGGAACGTCTGCGGATTCACCGCCGTGCTGGTCAGCATCCAGATGCTGCTCACGGCTGGGGCTTCCGTCAAAACATGCGACAAATTCAACGTGCTCAGGGTGCCGCCAGAGTGCGACACAGTTGTTTCCATGACGGTGCCATCAGCCTTGAGTGCCGACAGCGTGTATGACTGCCCGGCCACCAGTGTGACCGGCGAGTCGATCTGCACCGAGCTGGTGGTGGCTGATACGATCCGGCCACCGTACCGGATACCGGCGCGCGCCGGATCGGCGACTTTGATGATCTGGCCGGGGCGGCAGATCATGCCTTCAATTCCTGCTTTGAATGTAACGGTCTCGGTTTCCAGCCGTTCGCTGAATAGCAGCCAGCGCCCAGCCCTGTGGGCTTGTCCGCGACTGGTGCAGCCTATTGCCGCGATATTGGTAGTGACGACTCCATAACGGGCGATGCCTTCCGCATCCTCGACGTATTCGACTTTTTGGCGGTACATATCGGCTGGATCATTCCAGGCCACCAGTGCAACCGTATGCCGTGCCTTCGCTGAGCTGCCAGAATACGTGAATACGCCATCAATGACGTTGGCGGCTGTGTACAGATAGGCCGCCGTTGCTGGCGAATCTTGCACGGCTGTAATGCTGCCAGACGACCAGAAGGCCATGCCCCTGAATATCGAGGCCATGTCCTGAATGACCTGGTACGCTTCCTGCTGGCTTTGCAGGTACAGATTGCAGGTAAACCGTGGTTCCTGGCTGCCAAACCCGTTAGGCACCATCTGGTCACAGTACCGGCCAATGGCGTAAAGCGCCCACTTATCAACCTGGGCGGTGTTGATGAATGCGCCCAAGCCGTAGCGCTCGGTCGTCAGTAGATCATACAGGCACCAAGCCGGATTATCCGTCCAGGCTGTTTTGAATGTGCCGTTCCAGCTTCCAGTGTATGCGCGAGTCAGCGGGTTGTAATTGACCGGAACCCTGACTTTCAGGCCGCGAATGTCGTAGGCGCGACGCGGGATACTGTTGAACTGGCTGGCATCGCATTGCAACCCGATAAGTGCGCTATTCGGATAGCGCATTTTGGTATCAATGACCTCGGTGGCCACATCCCAGAATGTCTTGTTTTGTAGTGTCTGGCTGGTGCTGTCATCGGTCAGGCGCACCACGCGCACATCCCACGGACCTGTACCGCTAACCGGAATGGTGTAGGTGCGCTGGTATCGGCTGGTAGTTTTGCCGCTGATCGTGTCAAAATTGACCAGACTGACCGCTTCCGCCGAAGTCATCAGCACGGAACCGGTACCCGCTGCACTGGTGACGATAGCGCGTAGCTCGATGTTTTGTTGCGTAGATAGCGATGGCGTCTCGTAGGTGACTGTAGTCGAATAATTGAATGCGTCATTTGCCCAAGCGCCGCCCTCGACCTTCTCGGATATGGTCGTCCAGGCACCGCCATTCAGTCGATATTCAGCCCTGACGGTAGGCCAAACATACCTAAGCGTCAGATTGTTGTCGTTGTTGGGATCGTTAAAATACTCCAATGCACACGTTACAGTTACAGATGCGCGCAGCTTGAACGCTGTTGCTGATGCCGTGTTGCCGGAAACGGAAGCCGCAACTGTTTGCTGGCTAAGCGTTTGACTAACAAAGCCGCCACCATTGCTCTGCAAATCAATTCTGATCGATACCGATGTGCCTGATGTGTCGCCATTGCTTGGGTTTTGGTACACCAAGCCGGGAAAGCCGAGCGTAACCCGGACATAGTTGATGTTCGGATTCGTGAACTGGCGCGTCACCGATGTGTTCTTGAGCACCTCCACACCCACCGATGTGGTATTTTCAACGGCTGAGAAGCCCGGAATGTACCCTTGGCTCTGTGTGCCGCTTCGTGTTGACCAGGTAGCGCCAGTGAAGTTGTAGCTGCCGTCTCTGTTTTGGAGTGGCGTATCGTCCAGGTAGATCGACTTTGCGCCATCAACCAGACCCTCGATCTCGCCCTCGCTGACCAGATCGAGAACCTTGGCGAATGCCTTGCTTCGCAGGCTGTCCGATGCTTCCTGAGCGATGCGACCGCTTCCACCGCCTCCCTTGCCGCCACCGCCTGAACCTATGATGCTCATACCGGTATATCCTGAGTCGTAATTCCGGCGCTGATAACGGCGCTGCCTACGATCAGGCGGCCATAGCAAATGGGCACCGGCTGGCCTTGAGCGGTAGTGTTCACAGCGCCATTGAACACATAACTCGGCTGGTTTTCCGGTTTTTCGCCAGGCTCGCTGACCTTGGGCGCTGGACTGAGCATTTGCGCAATGCCGCCCAGCGCTAGTGATATGCCGATGCTACCGATGACCGATCCGACCGTGGCGGTTCCGAATAGTCCTATTCCAGCAATACTGGCAGGCAGGAATACAGCCGCTGCGATCAGGGCAATACCGAGCAGCAATTGACCCAGACCCCTACCGCCAGACCCGGCAACGGCTGGCGCAATGCGGATAATCTCTCTCGATCCGCTTGGGTTATGTATCTCTTCCGCGCCAGATAACCGGCCTGTTCCAGACCAGACCTTGTAAGCGGCTGAGCCCTGAGCAAATTCCCGCTCAAAATCCTTGTAGTTCGCCATTAAGGCGCGCAGGGCTTCGCCGACTGTTTCCACGGCCAGGTGATGAACCCGCCCGAAGCGCTCGCCCAGTTTGCCGTACAGTCTAATCTCTCGCAGCATATCGCAGCACCATCGCAGTGTTCTTCCTGTAATACTCGCCATATACATCTTTGCTCGATAATCTGCCGTGTATATGATGCAAAATCATATCGCCTTCGAGCCAGATCGCGGCATGGTTCGGCACTGGAGATGCTATCTGCATCAGCAAAGCATCACCGTGACGTGGTGATTCTACCTGCACGAATCCGACTTTGGCGAAGTTGTCGATGTATAAATTCTCACCACACAGCCACCAGTTATCATTTCGCTCAAATTCCGGCAGGTGTATGCGAAACATTTCAACATAGGCGTCTTTGACCAGTGAATAGCAATCGAGAACCCCATGCTGCCATTGGCGGCCTACCAGTGGGGCTCGGTATCCGGTGGGCGTAAATCGGCACCAGTTGTTTGATGGGGTGGCGTAGATGTACCAGGCCAAGCCGGTTTTTTCGCATGACACCAGGTCAGCTTCACTCGGCTCTGCCCCGATGCCGCAATGGCTGTGCCAGACTGCGACAATCTCGCCAGCGTCTTCGGCTGCCGCGTAGTCGTCGGGCTTGAGCACAAAGTGGTCATCGCCGATGGCTAGATTCTGGCAAGGCCAGAACCGTTCACGGCCTTTGATGATGACAATCAGGCCGCAAGCCTCTCGCGGGTATTCGCTTTTTGCATAGGCTTCGGCTTCTTGCTTCCAGTCCATGCCAGGCTACCTGACCAGACCGGCTGCCGGGAACGAGCCAAACGGCAATTCGGCGTACTGCCCGAAGCGTGCCTTGCAACTACTCAGACGCTTGCCGCACACGTCCTGAGACAGACTCGATACTGATTGGTCGTTGATGTTGAAATATGCTGAGCCAGTGTATCCACACTCACCGCCGCGATACCGCCACTGGCACACATTCTGCACAATGAAACGGCGCGGCAGTCTTACGCCAGACAAATCGAATGCAGCGGCCAGCTCAAATTCTATGAGCAGCTTGTTCTCGGTCGATTTTCTGTCAATGAAATAAACATCATCGGGCATTGCAGCGCTGGGGTCGGCTGTCGGATTCGTTGCTCCTGGGAAGTTGACTGCATCGAGGTATTTGAGCAGCGTCCGCTTGCGCGTCAGCTTGCAACCGACCAAATCCTGATAACTCCGCACCAGTGCGCCAAGCAAGCTAGTGACATTTGCTACGCGCAGTGTCGGCCTTGGTAATTGCCCCTTGCCGTTAAATTCGAAGCCGGATGCCTCAATCGGGAAAGCGTTATAAGTGTTGCCTTGCCAGACTACATTGGCGCCCAAGGCGTTCTTGCCGTTGTGGAATCGCAACAGATCGCCGCCAACCGTGGTGCAGTCCAATACAAACAGCTCGACAATGCTATTCGGCTGGAGTTGCTGGAGGTCTTGCTGAATAGGCATTATTCAAATACCTCATCGAAAATCGCAGTCAGGTTGTTGATGCCGAACCGCACTACCTGATGCTGCCATTCCGAGCACACCCACTTGCCAGTCGCGCCGTAGGGTGGCACCCAATCAAACGATGAAATGCCGTTTTGCGTCTCAAGAAACGAGATAATTGGCGCGATCTCTGCGTCAGTCCTGCTATTGAATGAGAGTGACCACTTACGGTTTCTGATGTTGATGCCGTCGCCTACGCGCTGGCTGTAGCCGTCGCCAAACTTCGATTCAAGCACTCTAGGCTTGACCGATAATGATGCGCCGTTGTCGGCGATGTAGGTAAACGTCGGCATAGATTATACTGCTGCGAGCAGACCCCCTGGGCGTTTCTGATTGATAATTTCTTGGCGCACAGCCGCGCCAATCACTGCGCCCAGCTTGCCGAAGGTGCCCTGATCGTTGCTATCCGTCTGGCCTGTCTGGGCGTTGACAACCACGTTTACGTTGACTGGTGCGCCACCGGAGCCACCGTTCATCGTAACCGGTATCGAGCGCCCGTCAGGCAATGGAACGTAAGCCTCGGGCATGCGGCCTTCGCCGAACAGCGCAAGCTGTGGGCTGTTGGCAATGCCGCCAGAACTGTAGGCTTTGAGCGGCATGGAACCGCTGCTGGTCATCACGCCACCGTTGGCGAATCCCAAAAAGCCTTTGATGGTGTTGAACATGGTGCCGGAACTGCCACCGAAACCGCCTTTGATCGACTCGAATAGCGGTTTCATGACCTGCATCTGGATAATCAGCCGCGCCAGGTCTTTGAGGACACTGGTAATCAGGTCTTTGAAACCGGCTTTGCCACCAAAAACGAAATCAACAAATGTATTGGTGGCTTCCTCGCCGAACCGACGAATAGCAGACTCCAGCTCTGAGAAGGTGTCTTTGCCGGTCTCTTTCAGCCTGCCCAATTCATCAATCTTCTCGCGCACTTTGTTCTCAGCACTTGCTGCCTGCTCTGAGCTGAGTAAGCCACGATCTTCCAGATCCCGGATTTCCCAAAGTTCGCGGCGATACCTTTCGACCGGATCAATCAGGTCTATCCATTTCTGGCGCGTAGCATCGAGCCTACGCTCACGGGCTTCGGCGTCTGACGCTTCCTGCCTGGCGGTTCTTTCTTGCAAGGCGGTGGCTTCTTTTTCCTTGTCGTAAACGGTTTTTTTCTGGTCAAGTTCCTTCGCCAGTCGTACTAGCTCATCCCGCTGCTGCGTTGATAGCTCTTTGTAGCGCCCAAGCTGGATCATTTTCAGCAATTCTTCGGCTGCGCTCAGGTCGCCTACCTTGGCGATCTGCTCTTCGTAACTGGTCTTGAGCCGATCAAATTCACTGATTGTCTTGCGGCGTTCCTCGCCTGCCTTTTTCTCGGCCTCGATGGCTTTCTGGTTTTCGGCTGCGCGTCTGGATGTGATCGACACCGAGCGGTTTTCCAGGCGTATAACCTCGTTAAGGTTGTCGATCTGGTCTTTCAGGTTCTGGATTGTCTTGGTGTAGAATGAATTGCGTAGGTGGTCTTGCGGGTTTCGCTTCGCGCGCTCAGCGGATGCTTCGACACGCGCCAGTTCTTCCTGGAGCGCTGCCATTTTCTGCTGTGGCGTTTCATCGCGCCCCAGACCCATCATCGAGTTCCAAGCGCTGGAAGCGGCTACTTTTACTTTGTTCCAAGCGGTTTCAATGTAACCGAGCTGAACCGTGCGCTGCTGCAAGGCTGCATCGAGCATCCTGGCAGCTTCGGCCATAGCCATTTCTTTCTGGCCTTGATCTTCTAGGCTTCGCAGGTAACGGTACTGCGCAGCATCGAGGAAGTTGTAGCTCTTGTTAGCTTCGGCTGCCCAATTCGCCACGCCCTTGGACATGCCGCTGAAAACTTTCAGGACATCTTCGGCAGACTGACCTGAAAGTTTCTGGAGCCGCGCCATGGCATTCGTCACGGCATCAATGGATTGTGGTCCGAACTGCCCCGAGCCTACGGCGCCCATCATAAGTTCTTTGGCCGCACCTATGGTCGAACCGCTCGCTGCTTGAATGCGTTTTGATGCGCTCTCGAATTGATCGGCAGTAATCCCGGCATAGTTGCCGGTCAGGGCTATAGCGCGCTGCAATGCTACGCTCTCTTGGCTGCCCTGATAGGCCGCAAACGCGAACGTGCCTACTGCCGCCGCCAGGCCACCGAAAGCAACAGCCGCGGGCGTTATCAGCGAACCGATACCGCGTAGGGCGTTACCGACACCGCCGAATTGGTCTTTGATCTGACCGCCCTGCTGCAACAGGATCATGAAAGGCGACTGGCCGCCAGCAAGCTGCGTGGCTATGTCGGTGAACTGCGCTGGCAACGAGCGCATGGCCGACTTGATCTGCCCGGCGCTGACATCGCCGTACTTGCCGACATTCTGGAGGGAGGTATTTAGCCGGTCGAGCTGCGCCTGCCCATCGACCGAAGCGCTGATCTTGAAGGCTGCGCCGACATTAAGCGCCATTCTCGCGCCCCTCTGCCATTACCCGTAGTGCTGCGGTTTCCATCGCCTGCAAGTCGTCAAACCAGCCTTTGGGCAGTGTCATGCCAAGCATGGCAATTGCTGCCTGTACGCCAGCGTAGTCCAAGCCGGTGATGCCGTTGACGCCTGACCGCCACTGCGTCTGAATGCGCATGAACAGGTTGAGCATTTCCACGTTATCCGGCCAGACTTCAAACATTTCCGCATCCTCGACTGCTTGTATAAATTCAGGCGGCGGTGCCCCCAGTGTTGCAAAATCCTGCTCTAGTTCTGATGTGCTGCCGCTGCGGAACAGGTGCGCAACAGCGTCCGTCAGTTTTTTCTTCGCGCTACCTCTCCGGTTGCTTCCTTGTAGGCATTCAGGATCGCAATTCCGGCTGTAGGTATGTCCAACACCATCTTGAGCGCGGACTCGCTAAACGGTATCTCGCCGTTGTCATCAACGACGCCAGACCAGCCCTTGACCAGATCGCGGAAGGCGTCAAATTCTGTCAGCTCGCCGGTTGCGATCTTCGCCACCATCAGCTCGACATCGCTGGTGCTCTTGCGAGCAAACTCGACATCGAACGTGTGCGAGTCATGACGGCCACCATCGACCGGAATCATGATCTTGACAGGCCACCGGAAGGTGGCCGACTGGGCAATTTTTAGCGCCATCGAATGTTCCTTAGTAAACGGCTATCGCCAGCTCGTCGTTGCCGACTGTGCTAGGCACGAATTGCAGACCCATCTGCAACATCTGGATACCGTCCTGCTCATTATAGGCGGGTTTCGTGAGCTGTACACGCGGCGAGCTTAAAACTACGCGCTGCCCGGATGTTGCGGCGCCGTGGATAATCTGCATGGCGCCGAGCGTTGCATTCTGGGCGAGCGTCCACCAGTTGCGGAACGCGACGGTCTCGGCTTCGATGGTGACCTGGCCTTGTGGCTCGCGGTCTGTGACCAGCACGGACTCTGCGCCGTTCACCAGCGTCCGGTGAACAGTGCTTACCTGAGCATCAATCGACAGCTCGGACAGCACTGCGGCTGTGCCGTGCAAGCGAAATGCCGTGGTATTCGTGTTCGTTACCGGCGCTGGCGTCTGGAATGCGGTATAGGTCGGCGAAGGCGCCGCTGTGTCGGTCACGGCGTTGTAAATGCCGGTGAAGCTAAATTTCAGGACTGGAATCTGCTTGACCGTCATGGTGGCCTGAACACTGCCACGGCAGCCGGTCAAGCGGTGCAATACGCCATCGACGTTGAAATAAATCGTGACGGATTCGAAGCTGCCGCTAACCGGGCGATACACGGCGTTCGGGTCGATGCTGTACTGGCTCGTTGCGTCCGGGTTGGTTGTCCAAGAGGTTGCAACGGTGGCGGTACGAGTTGAGCCAGCATAACCGATAATAATGCCAGTCTGGCCGCTACCGGTGCCTGTAGTGATACGCACGGGCATACCGTTGTAAAAACCATCGACCGATGATGCGCCAGTGGCCAGCACGATAGTGGTAGAAGTGCTGCCAGCCTGTGCGGTGCCAACGACAGCGGCAGCGGTAAGCGTCTGCGAGAATGCGCAGGCGCGCATCAATACACCCCAGCCCGGCGCTTGGCCTGCCGTGGCTACGCCAGCGATCTCGACTTCGAAATCAACCATGGCTCGAATGCCAGCGGGTAGCTGCTCAGATCGCCCGATGTAGGGTCTCACCAGGTCACGATCTATGAGATCAGCTTCCTGTGGCGTGACGCTCATATTGCGCACCAGGATAGCGTCTGCCGCGCCGGTAGGAGTCGGGTCGGTGCCGTAGGTGGTTTCAATTTTTGCGAGCAATACTCGCTTGCGTGCTAACAATGGCATTTCTTACTCCTTATCGGCCTGAGTGGCCTCGCTGTCTGAATTAACCGGCTCGGGTGCCGTTTCGCGGGGCGCGTCTTCGGTGCGCTCCAAGAGTTTCAGCGTTCCCGTCTTTGGGTCTGCGATATAACTACCGCCCTGACCCATTTTTTGATCTGCAATAGTCGTCATGATGCTAAGTTCCCGCGTTGATGCCTGTACCAGACAATATAGCGCATCGTCAGCCATCCAGCCGTCAGATCGCCTTCGTCAAAATCCCAAGTGGCCGCACCTTCTTCAATATCTAAGGCAAGCCCATCAAGTGTAGGCGAAGACATGATCTTGCTGTGAACTGACTCCGCTGTGGTATCGGCCAGTTGATCTGGTATTGCGCCACGGGTGTAAACACCAATTGACACCGTGAGCTTCTTTTCGGTAAAGCCAACAATGTCGGTCTGTGGTTCGTCGGATTCAGGCCGGATCACTAGGGCAGGCGCTTCGTCGCGCTCCAGTGCGTCTTCACGGCTTCGGAATATCCGAGTGCCTACGCCAGTCGTTCCCGCCAAGGCGGTAACAATGGTCGAAACTATTTGCTCGCGCTTGCTCATGACTTGGACAGCGATAGCGATTTAATGACACCGTCATCGAGTAGCTTGACCTCGCGAACGGTGTATGTAGTCGAAGCAATTACAACACTGTCACCGCGCTTGATGCCCGGAAACTGCGCCGAAGGTAACATCGCTTCATATTCGATGGATTGGGCACGCCCACCGAGAACATCCTCGGTAGGCGTATCCAGTATGACGTTTGCCGTGAACGCTCCCCACGTTGCCTGGCTGGCAAACTCACCAGCATTGAAGAACGTCGCGAGCGACTCGGCGAACGGCATGGATCATTCCTCCGTAGAAGCCTTTGCCTTGGCCTTGTCCTGCTTGGCTTCGGCTGCACCGGACTCGATAAGAGTCTCGGCTACTTCTGTTGGAAGATCGACCTCGACACCAACCTTCAAGAGTTTGGCATCGTGCTCGACTTGAGAAGTGATTACGATTTTCATGATTCCCCCTTTCAATTAGGCCACCGCGTTCTGGATGAAGTACCCAGCGCTGGAACCAGCAATAACCGGGGCTTCCGAGCGAGTAACCGGGAAGAACCAAGTTTTGTGGCTGCGGTCATAGTACGGCTCTTCCACCAACGGATAGCCACCTAGGTTATACGTGTAACCGAAGGTGGGTGCTCCCATGTTGGCTAGCGTATCGCTCTCGGTGTAGGCCAGAATGGCATGCTTGCCCCAGACATCAGATAGCACACCGGCATCAGTCGCCTGGACACCATCAGCAACGATAACCTGGCTGACACCAAAGAACTCAGCCAGAATGGCAGCGGTGGCTACTTCACGGTTTGCGTACTTGATGTAGTCACGAATCTGCGGATGCTGGCGCAGGCGAGCAAATACGACAGGGCCAAGAACCATGACGTTCGGGCGTTTGCCGATGCTGGAGCGAATCTGCTCTTTAGCAGTCTCGACAACAGCGGCTGGGCTAGAGGTGCCGGAATAATCCGACCACTGCGCAGTACCGGACAGCGTGGTACGGTTGGCGGCGGGATAGTTCGCCAGCGTGGTAGCCAGGACGGCCTGAGCAATTTCCAGGCGCAAATTCATGATGCCGATGGTCTTTCTTAGCGTCATGGTTGCCATGTCGATGCTGAATCCGTTGGCATTGGCCTCGGCTTCCTGCATGGTCTCGATGGGCAAAGAACCTTCAAGCGAATAATCGACTAGACCATAAGTGCTGCTGCTATAGCCGACCTGTACTCGCTTGGTGGCACCACCAGGGGCACGGATCAAGCCAGAATACTGCATGAAGTCTTCACGACCGAAGTTGATGATGTTACCAGCGCGCTGGCCAACATTCACAACCGGGAAAAGAACAGAACCGACCAAGGTATTCTGACTGATACCCTGAGCGACCGAGGTGAGCACAGGATTGATTACCCGCGCCTGAGCTAGAGTGAGTTGAGGCATGTTTTGCTCCTAAAATTAGTTCGGGATAATCAAAAATTCGATCTGGTCACCGGCGGCACCTGCGGCAGTCAGCGCACGGCCAACAATTGCACCGGCAGAGCGGGTGATGTACTGGCCGCTGGCATTGGTTTCCAGCAATGCACCGGCAGTAATAGCTGCACCGGCTTCGCCGATGGCCGTGCCCAGCGCAACAACAGGAACAGCATCGCCAGAGGCCGCGCCATTCATGGCTGGACCGATGGAGTTAGCTGCTGCTGCTGGCACTGCGCCCGCTGCGTTCACTGCTCGAAACTGAGTAATAGCGGCAGATGCCGTAATGCTCAGGACTAGGGTATTGGTACTCGAAGCTGCCATGATTAGGCTCCTTTCTGAACGGCTTTAACGGCGTCCAGGTAGGACGTGCCGGGATGGTTAGACTGATAATTTCTTGCGGCTGCATCGAGTGCCGCTGAATCGACACCAGGTCCGATCATGCCGTTCTTGCCGACATTGCTCACGGGCTGGTCTTCGGATTCGGGCGCCGCTGCATGAGCAACGGGCGCGGGTGCGTCGTTGGCTCGGGTTGCGGCAAATGAGGCCAGGCGCGTTTTTTCGGCGGCCAGTACCTGCACGGCGGCTTCGGGCGCAGTAGTGCGACCGTCAAACGCCAGTGCGTCGATCAACTTCTCATGCCCAGGCATGGCCTGTTCGCGGACTGCCTGGATGCGGGCGCGCTCGGCGTCAGCTCCCTCGGCACGAATCAGCGCATAGGCCTCCGGGTTCTCTGCTGCGAAACTTGCAGCAAGCTCTTGAGGGTTCATTGCGTTTCCTTTCGGGGTGGTTTTTGATACGACAAGCGGCACCGGCTCATCACTAATTGCCGGGCTGGTGTCATCATCAGCAACACCGGCTGATTCAGGTACACCTCCCAGCGCGAATACTGCCTTGCGGCGATTCGCGTATTTAATCGGGTCAGACGCCATGCGTTCGACCATCGTTTCAACGGTTGCAAAACCATCAGCTAAGCCAGCATCAATTGCCTGTTGGCCGATGAAGATGCGGCCATCGGCCATGCGCTCCAGAACCTGATCTGGTTTCACGCGGCGATTGGTGGCGACTGCATCGACAAAGGCCGAATAAATCTGATCGACTTGGCCTTGCAGGTAGGCGCGGCCTTCCTTGCTCAGCGGTTCGTTGTCGGTTGCCATGCGTTTGTATTTGCCAGCCGTGATCTCGGTGGTGACCGACTTGTCTCTCGGCTGATAATTGTGCGTAGCGACTACGCCAATCGAACCCATGTAATCAGTCTCGCCAGACAGGTACACGGCGTTTGCAGCGCTTCCAGTCCAGTACCCGGCTGATGCCATCATGCCGGTGCTTACGCTCACGGTAGGCTTCTCGCTGGATAGGGCGCGTATCTCTGAGGCCATGGCCGGAATGCCAAAGACCGAACCGCCAGGTGTGTCGAAGTCGAGGACGACAGACTTCACGCGCGGGTCAGCGCGCATGCTCGCAAGTTGCTGCGTCATCAACTGTGCTGATGCGCCGCCAGATACGCGAGTGAACATATTGGCTTTGTTGGAAATGACGCCAGAAATGGGTAGGACGGCAACACCACCATCGCGCACCTCGTATTCTTGCTGATCGTTGGCTAGTGGTCGACCTAGTCGCGCCTCGATGGCCGCAATGTCTATTTTTTCGCCGCGCAAATGCGTCGAATAGATCGCCTGAATTTCAAGCAGTCGATCTGGAAGTATCGCCCAAGGCGCGGTGAGAAAGTCAACAAGTGTCATGCGCCGATTCTACTTCACGGCGCTGTATCAAAGATCTCAGGCGGTGAGACTATTCGCAGCGAGCGCGCACAGTATCAGCGCCAGTGCTTCATCTTCGTCCTGCTTTCGTGTGCGGCCAGGCGTGGCTGCACGGGCACCGAAGCGTCGCATGTAGTCTGACAGACTGACCTCGGCGTCGGGTCCGCCGCCGGTTCTCACGTTGCCACCGCCGCCAGCTTTTGCGGGCTCGGTAGTTGGACCCGGGTCCGGCGGCACATAGCCGCCATCCAGCAGTCAGCGAAGCAGGAGCAGCATGTATTACTCGGACGCAGGTTCCGGCGGTTGCTCGGTAGGTTTCGCTTCCGGCATCATCGGCGCGGCTGCACCAGGCAATGGCATGGTCACAGGCGCAACCAGGCCGCCCTCGATGCGCGCTTCTTTTTCCTCAACCTGCTGGCGATGTTTCGTTTCCCAGTCGCCGCCATCGTAGGCAACGATTTCCTCGGCTAACGTGGTCAGGCCAATATCCATGCGCTCGCGCGCTGCTCTGGCTTCCTTCTCTGGGTCTATCGAGCCTGGACCATCGCCGTTCCACTTCGCGCAAGACCATGCCTTGCGGATCATCGGGTCGGCAAAAAAGCCAGGCGCTGCCACCAAGCCGGTCGCAACAGCATCGGCCAGCCATTCTTCATAGACAGGCTGGCATAGCTTGGTAGCAAGCCACTCACGGCGAACGCGGAACGTGCGCCAGGCATCAAGCAAGGCCGCTCGAGCTGCGCTGTAGCTGCTCTGGAAATGCTTGGTCAGGACTTCGTATGGGATATTCAAGCCGACACCGATCTGGCGCATGACTGCGCTCACGAACGGGTCGAAATTCGGATTCGGCCTATTCTGCACCGGGTTTTCGATGCTCTCGCCCGGCAGTAGGTTCACTACCGCCCCGCTCTTGATTGTGCCGTCCCAGCGCTTTGCTGAGTCGATCATCGCTTGCTGAGATGTGTCATCGAATACGTCTGTGAACGTTTCGGGATCCATTTTCGCAAATAGCGCGAACACGGCGCTATTCACTGCTGCATCGACTTCGGCATCGCTGTAGCGCGATAGCTGCTTGAGCTGCTCGATGATGGGCGCCAGCTCTGGCACACCACGGGTCTGGCCTGGGCGCAGTTTGCGCATCAGGTGCAGCACGTTTCTGCGGCCACTGCTGCCGTACATGGCAACGCGCTGCCACTTCATTTTATTCGTCGGAATGCCCCGGCCTGGGTGACGGTCGGCGATGTGAACGGCAACGGGCTGGCCGCTTTCGTTCTTCTCGATACCGGCAGTCATCTGTTCGGTATCACCCGTTGAATTCGGGTTGCAGACGCGGTCTGCTTCGATGACCTGTAACGCCAGCCTGAACGGCCAATTTTGGCGATTTACACCGGCCAGAACGACAAAGCTGTCGCCAGACTCAAGGCGGCTGCGAAATGCCAGGTCTTGGAGCTCGTAGAAATTCTGATGATTGAAGGCATCAGCAAACTCGGACTCCGCCCACATGGTGAACAGGCGCTCGGTGCTGCTCTGCCATTCACTGGCCTGATCGTCTTCCATGCCAAGGCGCTCGGCATCTATCCTGGATTGCAGCGACAGGCCGGAACCCACGACATGCGTGACTTGCGTCTCAATCGCTCCGGCTGCAATAGGCGAGTTGCGCACCAGATCACGGCTGCGCGCCCTGAGTTCTTTTAGATCGCGTATCGTGTCCCAGTCACTGTCGCCAGTACCAGGCTGCCAATACGTCATGCGCTCATGGTATCCAGCGCCTGAGTATCCGCCAGTAAGCGCCATCGCTGTGCGAGCCTGGTGGCGTTTTAATGCCCATTGCGGGGAAATTTGAGCGATAGCTCGATCAATAATGCTCTGCTTTAGCTGTTTTTTCATGTTACCAGCCCGGTCGTGCAACGATTGCGCGTCGGCTACCGCTTGCTCGCGCTGTTAGCGCTTCCACGCGCCGGTTCCACAGTTCTATACCGGCCTGAATCTGCGCCAGGTCAGCGCGTTGCAGCACGCGGCCTGCTATTTCGTACTTTTGACCGGTCAAAACAGCGGTTTCTGCCGCCAGATAGGCGTCGAGCTGCGTTTGGGCTTGAGCGAGTGTTATTCCGGGCATGATTGTCAGATTCTAGTCTTTGTTGAGTCTCAGGGCGTCTCGCTCTGCGACTTTTTGGGCTTCAAATAGCGGTAAATTGTTGCCCTGCTCACGCCAGATTCGGCTGCGATCACGGCAACAGGCTTGCGGTTGCGTAATTCTGCGTTGATGCGCTCCAGTGTGAGCGCTGGCCTAGGGAAAATTCGTGCCGTTTCCCCGGAAAACCGCTCTCGGAGCGCCTTTTCGAACCTCTGCGCCTGATCGCTGCCGATTCCAGCGACCTCTTTCGCCAGGCAGGCAAACTCTTGAGCATAATCCCTGCGACTCATCCGCGCCTCCAACCGTTGAGTGAGATTTTGCCCGGTGCAGCCGGAATTTCTGGTGCGGCGGGCGCTTCCAGCGCAGTATTCTGTACTATTTCTGCCTTTTTTTCCAGCCTTGCCGACATTTGCTGCCAGAAACTCGAGCGATTGTGTCTCGAATAGCAATAATGCAGTGCCGAATAGGCGTAAACCAGGGTATCCAATGCCTCGTTGCGGTCGCTGTCCTTCTTCGTCCAGAACCGCTTCGGCATTCCATTGACAAATTTTGTCGCTTGTTTTTCAGACGTGAGCTGATCGAAATACTCTTCCGGCAAGCCGATCGGGAAATGAAACACCCCGGCGCCAGTTTCCTCGGGGCGTTTCAGCCTGCCGTAGATGGTGGATTTGATGCTATCCACGCCAATCGGGTAGAGATTCGCCCCGTTCTTGATTTTCTGGCCACGAATGTTGATGTCCTGCTTCGTCGGCGCGCCTATCGGCGGCCTACTGCCCGACATACCCTTCCCAGCCAAAATATGGCGGTTTCTATGCTGGCGCGTGAAACTATAGACCTCGTTGGTCTTGTTACCGTCGCCTGAGTCCACCACGGCTGCATATACGTGCATATCCGCGCCCGATGCGTGGCGTATCGGTGTGTTGATGACATCGAGCACTTGTTGCCATATCTCAAACCGTGACGGGTCGCCGTAAATCACGGCGTAGTTCACAATCCAGGCTTCTTCGGCGACACCCCAAGCAACGGTCTGGATCTCGATGCGGTTTTCCTGAACGTCCACGCCAGCGGTTAGCACCAGACCACCAGCCGGTGCGGTCAACAGGTCAAACGGTTCAGCGCGCTTCGATAGGCTGTCCGCGTCCAGTTTTGCGCTGTAGGCTTCCTCCCAGGTCTCGGCCAGCACGTTGTTGACGAACGCTTGGAGCTTTTTCGGGCTGCCTTGAGCTTCTACCCACTGGCGCGCGATCTTTGCCCACGACTTCCAGCCTACCGGCGAGTACAGGGCGCTGATGTGATAGCCACGCCTTGCTGTGTCTGCCTTTTCTGCGCAAGTGGGCACCCACTCCCCACCGTTGAGCATGTCGGTCTTGTGCCGTTCCTCGATCACCCCGCCACATTCCGGGCATGCCATGTACACCTTGCGGAACTGGTGCCTGCCTTCGTCGTCTTTCGGTATGACAAAGTTCTTCCATTGCAATACGTGCATGTGCGAGCAGTGCGGACACGGCACGTGATAGCGCCGCTGGTCGGTTTTGAGGTATTCGGCTTCAATCCGGCATATATCCTTCACTCCGGGTGTGCTGGTCTTGAATATCTTGCGCTTCCGCCCGAACGTATTCGTCCGTTCCTCTGCCAGCCCTAGCGGGTCGCCTTCGCCGTCCACATCGAGCGGCCAGTTGCTGATCTCGTCGGCGAACAAATACCGAATCGGCATCGAGCGCAGGCCAGCGGCTGAGTTCGCCCCGCCCATGAGCAGGATCCCGCCAGGAAATTCCTTTTCCAGCATGTTGTTGCCGCCATCGCGGCTGCGATTCTGGGGAACCCTGTCCCGCAGACTGGGCGTCTCCAGAATCATCGGGCTGATACGCTGCTTGGAATAGCGTTTGGCGTTGTCCACGGTCGGCTGCACAAGCAGCATGGGACCTGGTGCCTCATCGATGACGTAGCCTACCCAGTTATTCCCAGATTCGGACTTTCCGGTCTGGGCTGCTGCCATCAGCACGACTTCTTCGATGGGGCTGCTTGTGCTCAAGCAGTCCATCGGCTCGCGCATGTAAGGCGTTCTAGCGCTTCGGTACTTGCCCGGCTCTGCCGCCCCCTTGCTGGGTAGCATGCGCTTGTCGTCCGCCCACTGTGTCACCGTGCGCCGGGTGGGCACGTTGAACACCTCGAAAAACCCACGGATTAACGGGTTCCTGGTGTCAAGCATACGTCTTCCGTAATTCTTGCACCGCCCGGTCTATTTCTTCGAGCAGCAGCCGGTGGATGTCGTGCGGCTCACTCATTCCGGCCAGTTCGTCACTGATCCTGTCCGGGATGTTGTACATCGAGCTGATAATCACCGATGCTAACTGCCTGCCCTGCTTTTCGACATCCGTTGCCGGAACCAGTTCGCCTTGGGCTTCTTTCAGTTTGACGTTATCAAGCTGGAGTTTCACCAGCTCACGCGCGCGCTGAATCTCGGCCAGCGGCATGCCCGACCGGGGCGACGGCGAGTCGTCTGGCTGCTTGAGCTGGGTGCGATTTTCTGGAGCCGCCGGTGGCCTGCCGTCTTCTCGCGGCCTACCTCCAGCAATGTTGTGCGGGCGTTTCTGCGGGTGCAGCGCGTTGGTTACCCAGGCCTCTGCCTGAGTATCGTAATCAATGCCACTGATGCGCCCTGTTTTGGGATCTTTGTCGGCATAAATTCTGCCGTTTTGAACTCCTTTTTGTACCGCCGTTAGGCTTACGCCCACACGACGAGCAAATTCGCGCAGTGTGACAATTTCCATATCATCCTTCGCGGCCTGGCACCCACGCCCTGCCGAAACCCGATGTGCGCGCCGAACCGCGCACCGTCATGCCGGAACGATCTAACAGTCGCTCCAGCTCTTCATCTTCCATACCCAGCCTGCGGCATATCTCGGCGTTATTCATTCCGGCCTTGACCATGCCGCGCACGATCTCAGCCATTTTCAGGACAGCGTGCGTACCCCTGGCGCGGTTGTGCCGTATCGTGCTCATCATCCGATGCACCGGGTCGGCCTGAATCGTCACAACCGGCACCATGCCGCCAGTCATGGCGCGGATGGCAGGCGTAGCGCTGACCGTCCATCGGTGAAACCCGTCCACGATGGTGTTGTCGGGCAGCACGCAAATCGGTTGAGTCCACCCGTCCTCCAGTATCGAAAGCTTGAGCAAATCAAGTTCAGGCGGGGCGACTGAGTTCGGATTCCAATGGTTCGCCTTCAGCTTGGCGCGCGGCACCCATCGAACGCTCGATACGGGCTGCGCTGCTGGTCCTTCGCTTCGCCGGGACTGGTTTCTGCTCGACATGCTTCCAGGTTTCTCCTTGAATTGCCTGCTTCGCCGTTACCTTGTGAACGCCGTACAGCCTTGCAATCTTGACGATCTGCATTCCGCTCGCGGCCAGCTTTCGCATTTCAGAGACAGCCGACTCATCCAGCTTTGCCGCGTGGTGGTCGCTGCCATACTCGAAATCCCAGTTGCTATGCTTGGCGCGGTCATCAGCGTTCTCTTTTGCTGTTCCCCATCGAAGGTTGCTTGGCACGTTGTTGAGCCTGTTGCCATCTGAGTGGCAAGCCTGAAGCTCCGGCGAAGCTGGAAGGCCATGGAAAGCCATGCAGACAAGCCGGTGGATGCCGACGTGGTAGTAACTGCCGCCAGAAAACAGGCTGACCACAAGGTATCCATGGCGCGAAAGCTTTGGCGTGAGAACTTTTCCAACCATGTAGTTGCGCTTTTGGTTGCGCCATCGCCGGACCTGTCCATCATTTGATACCTCGTAATCCTCGTACCCTGGCACCTGCTTCCAGTTCATTGCACACTCCGGTGATTGATCTATTTACAATCATATCACCTTTACTTACTTAATCTCGGCCAGCGCCTGCTCCAGGGTGATGCCCAGCTTCTTGCGGGTCAGATCGCCTTTGATCTGCATATTTCCGCTGCGCCTGCCTTTCAGGTCGCCCCTGATCGCCAGGGTGCAGAAAAACTGCCAGCTCGCCCCACTAACCGGGTCGGCTTCCTCGGCGGGGATGTCTCTGCCCAGCGTTTTGCGGTTGTGCAGGTCAATCAGTTCGGCAACGTTGGCGCGGATTTCGCCCTGCTCGGTTTTCGGCCAGAGCGCCACCAGATCGTCGAACCACGTCCGCCATGTCTTGCCTTCCGGTAATTCGATGGTTCCGTACCCGTACAGCTCGGTCTTGGCGTACCGCGCAGCGGTTGCAGCTCCAGGCACGCGCGCGATCATCTTGTGCCAGAGATGCGGCCAGCACTGCGCGTACTGATGCAGACCTCCGAGCGGTTCTTCCCCGTAGGGTGGGCACACGCGCTGGGCGCTGTGCGACACGCCAGCTTTGTCGAACACGTCATAGGTTCGGTTGTAGTCCCAACCGAACAGCTTGGGCGCCAGCCAGACATCCTCGGTCGTCCAGTCGTAGATCGGGCTGGCCGCGCAGTTGTGCCCCTTCCTCGGCGATGTAATCCAGTTATCCTCGATCTTCATCGACACCATGCGCAGCCGTCGCAGGCTTTCCTGCGCCCGGATACCGCGAACATCCGCCACCATGCCGTGCTCAGCCCCGTACACAAGGGGTGCGCAGTCAGGCATCGTCATTCCCAGGCTGAAACCGGGCAGCTTCGTGATCGCGGTCTTCGGCAGTTCGCGCACCCAGATGCCACGCTCTGCCGGGTTCCACGGATACCAGTACGGCGATTTGCGGCTGCATGCGTTCCTGTGCTGCACCGGGATGCAGTACCACCGGAAGCGAATATCTGGGCGCGCCGCTACCCGGTGCAGGTATTCAACCGTTTCCGGGTGAATTGCTTCCTCATCGAACGTGTACACGTCGAGCGGTAGCCGTCCGCGCTCACTGGCAACCATCAGCGCCAGGTTGAGGCATACGGTGGAATCCTTGCCGCCTGAAAACGACACGCACACCTTGTCGAAGCGGTCGAACAGCAGATTCATGCGCTCAAGCGCTTTGTCGAACACGTTGGACTTGAGAATCTTGCGGCGGAATAGCTTGGCCATCAGCGCGTCCTGATCGTTTCGATTTCGGATGCCCGGACACCATCCACAAACGTCCTGCCAATCATCGGGTGGTTTTCGTCGGTCGGTCCGACATCGCTATCCGGGTGCCACGCTACGATGTGAAGATGCTTGTCCGTTGTCCTGAATCGGTGCGGTGCATGCTCCGGGATGCGCCAGAGCACTCCGGGCGCGAGTTCCGATACGCCAGCGGGTGTGACGCACTGCCCCCTGCCACGGTAAACCACACCGATGCGGTCGCTCGGGTGCGTGTGCATGGTCTGCTCGACACCAGGCGGGATGTGCAGGTGATTCAGGCAGGCTTCACCCTTGCGCCACGGTGGTATGAGTACGCTGTCAGTGCAGCCGTTGATGTACTTTAGCCGTCCATACGGCTCGACTGATCCACCGATCATGAACGGGAAGTCGGCCTCGGGCTGGTAGATCAGCATCACCTTGCCGCCCGGGTTGGTCAGCTCACCCGTTCCAGCATTGATGACGAAGTAAGACCCGCTGCCGATGCTGTGCATCCTGCCGTATTGGCGCAGGGTGGCGTTCTCGCCGTCCAGCACAAAGCCGAACACCGCGCCATTTTTGAAGTCGGCAAGCAAATCCCATGACGGGTTGAGCGCGGCCACGACGCAGGCGTGCGGGGCGTGGAATACGATGCCGCCAGTCCAAGGGAAGGTCTCAAGCATCGGCATATCCTCTGGCGATGACGAGCAGGGCATCAGCGGTGGTTTCTAGTCCGTGCTTCTGCTTGGCCTTGGCAATGGCATCGAACAGCACCTGGCGAGCATCCACGGTCATCAGGACATTGAACGGCACCATGTCCGGTGCCTGGTAGGTGTCCGTGTCATTGCCAGGCACCTCCTGGGTATCCGGTTCGTCGTCCGGCAGGTCGGTCTCTGGCTCGGGTTCTGGTGCCGGTCGCGGTGGTTCTGAGATTCGGTCAAGTTCGGCGCGTGCCTGCATTTCCAGGGCATCGAATTCCGACTGGCTGAATCCGGTCATGGTCACGGAACCGAGTCCGGCCATGATCTCATTGAGTTCGTCCGCCAGCTTGTCTTCATCCCAGCCGCTAAACTCGGCGGTCTTGTTGTCGGCTACCCGTAGCGCGCGCACCTGGTCGGGTGTTAGCTCCTTGGCTACATGCACCGGCGCTTTCTTGAGCTTGAGCAGCTGAGCGGCAGCAAAGCGACCATGGCCTGCGATGATTACGCCCTCCGCGTCCACCACGATAGGCTGACGCCAGCCAAAGGCTTTGATGCTTTCCGCTACTTTCTCGGCGGCATTCCTCAGCACGCGCGGATTGTTGGGATAGGGGCGAATCTTTGTAAGCGGCCAGTCTTCGATGAGCATAAGGGCTTCGGCTCCAGTGACAACTCAAGGTTGTCGCATTGTATGCTGGTTTATTACGTTGTACAACTTGGCAATCTGTTGTCGTTTTCTGGCAACGATTTGCCTATATTCCAGATAGGAATATTGAAAGCGTTCTATATTCCAAAAACTGGTTATAGTCTGCTCCTATCAAAAACAGACTTTCGATAGCTGCCACTAGTTTTTGATCGGGGTCGCGCGTCAC